GCCACAGGAGCTGCACTGGCTGTCCGGCGCGCTCGTGACGCCGCGCATGGGCCGGTCCATGCCCGACTCGTACGACTACAAGCCCGATCAGCAGACCGTCGAGAACTACGCGGCCAAGGACATCATCCCGCTGCGTGACACGGTCAACCTCGAGGACCCGTACGCGCTCCTGTCCCCGCTGTCAGCGGCCCGGTACGAGATCAGCACCAACAAGCAGGCCACCGAGTGGAACACCGCCCAGCTGGCCAACTGGGGCATCCCGGCGGGTGCGTGGGTAGCGGACAAGGATGCCGACCTCGGCCCGCAGGAGCAGTCCGCCATCCGGCGTGCGCTCCGGGCGCTGCGTGGGTCACGCAACCAGGGCAAGACACCCATCCTGCCCTCGGGCCTGACGTGGGTGCCGCTGTCCATGTCCCAGAAGGACGCCGACTGGATCGCGTCACGGAAGATCAGCCGCATGGCCATCTGCGCGGTGCTCGGCGTGCCGCTCGTGCTCGCTGGCGACGACGAGAAGTCCGGCGTGTATGGCTCCATCCGGGACGCCGAACGGGTGTTCTGGCGCCGCAAGATGATCCCGTCGATGGACCGTCGGGCCATCCAGCTCGACTCATGGCTCACCCCAGACTTCGACCCGACCCGGAAGGTGCTGCGGGTCCGGTACGACTACACCGGCATCGAGGCGCTGCGTGCAGCCCCTGCCGAGGAACAGGCCGCGTGGCGCGAGTGGGTCAAGCTCGGCCTGCCGCTCAACCGCGGTATCGCGGAGTTCGGCCTGGGCGACCCGGTCGAGGGTGGCGACGAGTCCCGCGTGTTGCTGCGGCTCGGAGATGTCGGCCTCACAGCGGGCGACCAGTCGGCAGACGCACCACCGGCGACCCCCGTCGCCGCAGGACCGAAGCCACGTCCCGCCGAGTACAACACCGCCGCCGCATCCGGCAACGAACCACCTGCCCGGAAGTCGGTGCGGGACCTCGGCGCGGGCCTGTATCGCGACGACTCAGTCAAGGCATTCCTCGCGGATGGCGACACCGCCCATCTGCACGACATCGAGGGCGATACGTCGCTCCTGGCGACCGGCCTCAAGCGCCGCTACTCCGCGGACCAGATCACCGACGGGGTGCCTGCAGAGGGCTTCGCCGGACTAGAGGTGCCCCATGACCGATAACCCCAACGCCGTCAAGTTCGTCGACGGCTCGGACGACATCATCGAGGGACTCATCCTGCCCTACGGTGGCCCGAACAACGGCAACGACCTGACCGGCACCCGGTTCACGAAGTCGACCGACTTCTCGCTGGACTGGTTCCCCGATGGCGGGCGACCGGGCCTGTACGGGCACGGCTTCGACAGCGAGCTCGGCACCGAGGTCATCGGCCGCGAGGTCAAGTCCTGGAAGTCTGACGCGGGCATCTGGATGCAGGGCCAGCTGGACAAGTCCCACCGCTACTGGGCGCAGATCAAGGCGCTCGTCGATGCCGGGAAGCTGTCCCTGTCGTCGGGCGGTGTCGACCATCTCGTCAACGCGACCAAGTCGGGCGAGATCCAGCGATGGCCGTGGGTCGAATGGTCGCTCGTGCCCAACCCGGCCAACCCCGAGGCCGTCGTCTACTCCGTCCGCTCCACCGATGCCATCGCACATCTCGGCATCGTCGACACGAACGTGCCCGCAGAGGTCACCACGGATGCGGAGCCCGTCGCCGTCAAGGTCGACGAGCCGAACGTCGAACCCCTGTCGATCCTGTCCGCCATCAAGGCGCTGAACCTCACACCGCAGTCCATCCACGACGCCGCCATCGCATCGGGTGCCACGTGCCCGGGTGAGACGAGCGACAGCCCACCTGCGCCGCTGCTGGCCATCGCCGGTAAGAGCGTGGAGACGGCTCCGCCCATCGACCTCGACGCCCTGCGTGCCGAGATGCGTGCCGCTGCCATCAAGCAGGCCCGGGAGCTCACCACCGGCTAGTCAGCCCTCGCCTCCACCCCCAGAAGCCCGCCTGAAACGGCGGGCTTTGTGATTCACGGAGACCACGACATGGATACCCCCATGCTCACTCGCGACGAGGCCAAGGCCCTTGTCAAGGACGCGGTGACCGAGGCCATCAAGGCCATCAACACGGTCGACGACGCTGCCCGACCGGCTGCCGTCAAGGCCGACCCCACCGTCAGCCGGGTCAACCTCCGGCGCTATGGCCTGCCGCGTCTCGGCAAGGCAATGAAGGCGGGCTTCAAGGGCACCTTCAACGCCGACCAGCAGTTCGAGAAGGACGTCTCGCAGGCGACCGCCTCGCTGTTCGGCTACAACGGCCCCGACGGTGACGAAGGAGACGACGACGGCTTCGCGACGAAGTCGAGCCGGTCCATCTTCTGGCCGAAGACCCGCGCCGAGTTCGCCGAGGTCCTGATGGAGATGGGCGAGCGCGGTGCCGCCAAGTCCATCGACCAGGTCGACATGGCCATCCGTGCCATGACCGAGGCGTCGACCGTCTCCATCACCGCCAACACCAACGGCGGCGTGCTCGTTCCCCCGCAGTTCCTGCAGGACCAGTTCGAGTACGCGCTCACCAGCACCATCGCACTGCGACAGGTGCCCGGTGTCCGCACCCTCCCGGTGACCTCCAACATCGTCCTGCTGCCGCGCGAGAGCACGACCGCAGGCGGCTCGACCGCTGCCGAGGCGGGCACCCTGAACGCTCAGGATGCCGTGCTTGCGCAGCAGCAGATCACCATCCAGAAGCAGTACGGCTACCGGCTGTTCAGCAACGAGCTGTACCGCGACGCCAACCCCGCCTGGATGGAGTTCCTCGCCAACACGCTCGTGCGTGACGTGGCGCTGGTGCAGGACCTGCAGTACCTCGATGGCTCGGGCTCCGGCTCGAACATCACGGGCCTCATCTCCTACTCGGGCACCACGACCGGCCCGAACCTCGGCACCAACGGCCGGTCCCCGACGTTCGACGACTTCATGCAGGCCCAGTACCTGCTGCGGGTCGCCAACGCCGAGCCGGACTTCGTCATCGCCCACCCGCGCGTCCTGAACAGCCTCCAGCAGATCAAGGACGCCAACGGCAACTACCTGATGTCGAACATCGGCGGCTACGGCCGTCCGACGTCCTACGGCACCGGGCTGGAGGGCTCACCGCCCAAGGCGCTGCTCATCGGCCAGCTGGGGATGTACTTCTCCAGCCAGCTGAACATCGCCCGGACCGTGGGTTCCTCGACGGATGCCACCACGATCATCGTCGGTCAGGGGCGCTACATCGTGATCCTCGAGCGGCAGGGCATCGAGGTCGCGTTCAGCGAGCACATCGCGTTCAACACGGACCAGACGGCGGCTCGTGCCATCGCCCGGTCCGCGGTCGCGGTGACCCAGCCCAAGGCGCTGACCACCATCACCGGCGCTCGGCCCTAGCTAGCCGCAAGGCAGAAAGGAGTCCGAGATGCCCGACTTCGGCGCACCTGGCTACCCCTCAGGTCGCCAGCTCCGCGCATACGCCTCCAACGTCGGCCGTGGCAACACGTCCTCGGCGGAGGCATTCACCATCCCGGCCAACTCCACGATCCTGCGTATCGGGATCGAGGGCAAGGTCGCATCCAACGCCGGTACCTCGGGCCGAGTCTCCCTCGGTTCGAGTGGCGGCAGTGGCAAGGACTTCCTCGCCGACTTCAACGTGAAGACCAACGGCGTGGGCGTGTCCTTCCCGTCATCCGGGAACTTCGGGGCGACAGGCGACCCCAACCCCACCACCGTCACGGCGATCTACGCCGAGGACGGGTCAGCCTCCAACACGGGCGGCCCATGGGTCGTCTGGATGGAGATCATCTAGTCCCACACCGAGCCCGGACCGGCCCCAGACGGTCCGGGCTCACTCACGCCCGGAGGCGGAATGTCGAAGTACGCATATATCGCCAACGGGTCCAACACCACCGTCAAGACGGGCGCCGGCAACGTCCAGCGCCTGATCGTCAACGGCGTCACCGGGGCGACCGTCGTGGTCGCGGACGTGCTCGGGCTCGGCGCCACGCCGAACTTCCCGAACATCCAGGCCGCGGTGCCCAGCAACATCGCCGTCATCGGCCCGATCGGTGCCACTCCGCAGGAGTTCACCATCGGTGCCCAGTTCACGGTCGGACTGACCATCGCCGCCACCTCCAACGCGAGCGTCACGGTCACCTACGACTGAACCACCAGATGCCGGGGCGCCTGACTCGCCCCGGCACTTCCAAGTCAGGAAGGGAAGTGCCACGTGTTCACGCCCAATCGCTGGCGTACCCCACATGGGAACCCGGTCACCATCCTGTGCCGCGATGGCACCTCGGATGGCATGGTGACCGAATCCATCCTCGGTTCGGACGAGTACGGCCTGCCGCAGTCGCTGACTGGCTGGGCGCTCGACATCGGTGCCCATATCGGCGTCGCCTCCGTGGCCCTCGCGGTCGATAACCCGTTCCTGCGGGTCGTCGCGGTCGAGCCGGTCCCGGACAACGCGGACATGATCCGGCGCAACGCCGAAGAGAACGGCTGCTCGGACCGCGTCATCGTCGTCCAGGCAGGTGCCGCCGAAGGCCCCGGCACCGGCATCGTCCGGTAT